CCGCGTGACGGTCTTCCGCCCATCCAAGATCGCCCGCACCATTTCGGTGTTAAACAGGATTGGTTTCATGTGTGCCCCCTTTCAGCGCTGCCTCGGCCTCCTCGCGGGTGAGTTTTTCTGCTATTGCGTCCGCTGTATATCGTGTTACCGGATTATTTTGTACCCCGCAGATATACATTGCCCTACGCAATGCTGTTTCACCATCTGTATCTGTGTACTTCGCATCAGGCAGCACCACGCACCGCCCCTCCCGGTCAGCCTGGGCCAGCTCACGGAGGCGGGCCGGCGTGACGCCGAGGGCTTGCCCCGCAAGCTTCAAAATGGCGTCTTCGTTGAACGCTCTGTGAATGTCATCCGGCTCCAGCCCAGTGTCCTCGTAGGCAGCGAGGCGGTTAATTACCATTGGAATCTTTAACACTTGCTCTGTCGGTGTAGCACCGTCTTTATTCGCAATGGCAAACCGTCCATCTGATCGTCTTACAGTCAACCTATCCATGCTCACCACTCCTTCGGGCCGCACCATTGCCAGTTGTTAGCAAAACTGCAATTATAACATTGCGTCCGGTCTGTTTTCCAAGCGCACCAGTTGCAATCCATATCGCCTTCGATGGACGCAACTCGCAAATCCTCCACTGCCGCGTCACGCGCCCCAGGTCCTTCATCAAAGAGGTCAGGCGGTCGGCAGCCTGATATGCCAAGTACCCCAAATAGCAGTCGTGGCACCCGTCTGCTTTCGTGCCGTTCGTCCGCAGCGCCCGTATCAATTCCTGGTCAGTCATCAGTCGCTCCCTCCTGCGGCCTGAACACCACAACCATACTCGGAAATGGTGCTCCAACCGCCCTCCCATTGGAGTCCAAAATTGGCTTCCCATCAAGTTCAAACTTTAGCCGTCCACAAATAAACCGTATTTCAGCACGTCCCAATATGTACTGATGGAAACTCTTTCTGTCGGTTCTGGCTGGAATAAGCAAAACAACGGTTGTCCCCGGTTTCTTGGCCTCTTCGTAGCACTTTTTCGTCCAGAGGCCGGTTTCAACGTTCCCGTATGGCGGGTTGCAAAACACCGTTTCGCCGCCCCAATCCTGATCTAGCCCGTCCTCTTCTTCCGTGTAGTACTTTGCGCATTTGTGGTTCTCGTGAGACGCCGCTGCGTCAAGTGTGAAGTGAAATTCATTGTCAAGATCGTCAAAAAACTGTTGTGGCGTCTCCCAAAATTTCTTATCGCTCGCAAACATGCTTTTGCTAATGCTCACTTCTTAGCTCCCCCCTTCGGCCCTGTGGGGGCTTCCTCCCAACCTCGCCATCGGCGCTCTCCCAGCTTCTCAATTTTCCATTTGGTACGCCTGTGGCCGTTCTGGTTTATCCAGCGGTTCCTCGCACTCTTCAGCGTCGCTTCTTTCTCTCCGAGCTGTTCTGCGCACTCCTCCAGGGTCCCGACCACAGCCCTGCCCGTTTTGATGCGCGTCACCCGGTACACGGCTCTCGGGTGGATGTGCTTTGCTTTCCGCCCGGTATCCTGCATGCGGATATAGACCATGTTTTTGGAGCACCCGACCGTGCTTGCAATCCCGGGGACGGGCGTACATGCGTCGCAGAGACGGTCGATCTCCAAGATCATTTTGGTGGTCATGGCTCATACCTCCCGCACACGGATGCCAGCTCCGGCCATCAGCTTTTTCTTGAGCTCGTATTCCTTCGTCCGGTACCCCTTTACGTCCTCGACGACCGGCGCCCACCGGATGTCAATCCCCTCAACAATCTTCTGCTCGTAAGCAAAATCAGCCCGATACCGGATTGCGCGAATCTTTTCTCCCGTGGGCGTCGTGAATGCCTCCTGGAGTGTGAACTCAGGCTGCAGGCGCAGATCGCGTATCTCTCCCGCCTGGGCCAGAAGCATCAGTTCATCGTATCTGGCCGCCTCTTTTTGACTGTCGAAGGCAATCGGGCCTCTTTGCGCTTTCTTCGCGCCGTATTTATTCACGCTCTAATTCCTCCATCGCAACGTCAATGGCTTCTGCCAGTTCTGCGTATATGTCCTTGAGCGGTCCCCCAATTGCAGATATCGCCCGATATTTTTGCGCAAGGCTGCGCAGGAGAATCTTTACTCGTGCTCTATCCACTCCGGTACACCTCCAAAATTCTTCCGTTTCGCATGTACCAAGTAAATTCCACCTTTCCGATCCTGCCGTGCCGGTTTTTGGCCACGGTAACCTCCATAGGTGTAGGGTCATACTCCCCCACGTCCTCCAGCAGGGGCTTGTGGATCAGCAGCACCCCGTCCGCGTCCTGCTCAATGGCTCCGCTGTCCCTCAAATCAGACAGCCTGGGGGGCGTTCCTGCGGGCCCCTTGTCTGCCTCCCGGTTGAGCTGCGCCAGGCACAGCACCGGGACGCCCAGCGCCCGCGCCATGCGCTTGAGGCCGTTGCTGGTGGCCGTCACCTTTTCGTACAGACTCTTGCCGTCCTTGTGGCGCATCAGGCCCAGGTAGTCGATGACCACAATGTCAGACCGGTTCTGCTTGGCTAAAAACTGGATCTCCCCCACGTCCAGGGACCCCTTTCGGTTGAACACCAGGGGTTGCTTTGACAACTTCACCAAGCTCTCAGCCACGGCGTTCCGCTGCTCGTCCGTCAAGGCTCCCCGCAGGACCTGGAAGGCTGTCACCGCGCCCACATCCGCGGCCACGCGGCGGGCTGTGAGCTGCTTTCTGGACATTTCCAGGCTGACGAATAACACCCGCCGCCCGCGTTTCAGCATCCGATCGGTGATGGCCGTGGCCAGTGTCGTTTTTCCGCAGCCGGGCCGTGCCGCCAGTATGTACAGGCCCTCTCGGATGAACCCGCCGCCCAGGATCTGGTCCAGCGCCCGGAAGCCACTCTCTACCAGGGGCTGATACCCGCTGTCCGTCCGTTCTAAATCCTCCAGCAGCTCCATGGCCGCGTCCCTGGAGGACACTACACCGGCCTCGTAATTGCCTCTGGTGATGTTCTCTGCCAGTGTCAGCAGCTCTGCTGCCTCTTCCAGCGGGTCCTGCCCGGACAGCAGCTCTAGTTTGGCTCGGTCAATGCCGTTCACCAACTCCCGCCGCAGGTATTCCGTGTGCAGCGCCGCACAGTAGGCCCCCACGTTGGCCGCCGTCAGCGTCACCTGCATGGCCTGCTCCGCAAAGCCGTCGTCCCATTCCGCCGCCCGCTCCCGGATGGTTACAGGGTCTACCGTTCTGCCCTCGTCGGACAGCTCGCAGGCCGCCTCGAAGATGGCCCGGCAGCGCGGGTCCCCGAACAGCTCCGGCGCTACCGTCCGGCGGATCTCGTCCAGGCAGCGCGGGTCGATCAGGATAGACCCGGCCAGGGATACCTCGGGTGATATGCCGTTCGTCGTCATGCGTCCTCCACCTCCACGGCCACGAGCCGTCCGTCGATCATTTCCTCTCGGTAGCGCTTCGCCTTTCGGGGCGTATCCGTCTCTCCAGATCTCCTTTGCTCCAGCGCATCCCAGTCTGCAATGCACCGCACGCCCTGCTGGTACTTGGCCTTCAGGATCCTGTTAACGTAGGACCAAGACATTGCATTGTGCTCAATCGCCTCGTCCATGGCCCTGACACAGCACTCTGCGTCCATGTTTTGGATATAGAGCTTTAGCGCATCCGCGGCCCGCGGCGTAATTTGCTTGCAGACATGATCGAAGAAGTAATTGAACACAAGGGCGATGGCGGTATCCTCGCGCGCGTACGCGCGATCCCCCGTATCCTTTCCTTTCCTTTCCTTTCCTTTACTTTTATAGGCATCTGCCGGGGGCAAATAGCTATCTGCCGTGGGCAAATGACTATTTGCAGCCTGCGAATTATCGTATGGCGCGCACTTTTCCAGGCCCTTCGATTCCTCATCGCTCAAGAGCCAGTAATCTGATATGACGGTTTTTCTACGCCGTTCCTGGATTGCGGCATAAAATCGCCTTTGTATACCCCTACTCGTTAAGATGCCCCACCCGTCAAACAGCCTCTGATCAAAGAGACCAATTTGCAAGCAGTATCTCACCGTCTCCTCAACGGTCCCGGACCCAATTCCGCCCCCCATCCGCCTCGCGGTAGATGCAGAATCGTCATAAGCCCATCGGTAGAAGTATCCGTCAAACTTATAAGCCATTTGGCACAGGTAAAAGTAAATGCTGAATCCGATCCAGCCCTGCGCATCCAGAAGCTTATCAATTTTCGTGTCGCCATCGAAGAGATTCACCGACCACCCGGCATAGTCTAGCCCGGCCTTCGGTTTTCCCGCCATGACTCAATTACCATCCTCTGCTCGTATTCTGCGCTTTTGCCCACGCCGCCCGCTCCTGCCGCAAAACGGGGCAGGTGTAGTAGTGCGGCATGTAAGCGTACTGTGGCTTCTGTGCGCAGTGCTGTCCGGCCCGGTAGACGGAGCAGCCACCCAACAGGTCTCGCCGCTTTACCAGGCGCAGGGAGCCCCCTGCGACGTAAAGCACCGGCATCACGTCGCAGGGCACCCACCCGTCAACATCCGTCCGCCGCCACTGGAGCGGAGCCCCGCACTGAGGGCAGACTGTCCACGGCTCCCTCCTCCGGTGCGTCAGCCAGCACCGTTCCCTCGTTGCAAGCATAATCTTCCTCACGCCCCTCTCGGAACTCCGGCATCAGCCGGAAGTAAGGCTTAATGAAGAACAACTTCTTGGTGGCCCGGCAGTAGTCGCAGTATCCGCACCGGGTTGGCTTGGTGACACCCTCTTTGACCCGCTGTATGTACTGGAGTCTGTCCCGGATCTGCTCCAGCTCATAGTCGTATCTCTGCCGATGGTTCAGCTCCAGCACGTCCTTGTCCGGGAAATCCTGCTTTGAGACCGCTATGATGATGAAATGAGGGTCGGTGGAGGCGTGTGCGTGCTGCTTCTCGATCTCCGAGTATACGGCGGCCCGCATCATGTATCCGTAGGCGTCGATGAAAGTCACCTTCTCGTGGAGCGCGTCGCTCCATTTCAGCTCATTGATGTTCGCCACGGTCTTGTAATCGATGATGAGCCGCCCGTCCGGCACGTATTTGTCCACCCGGATGCGCCATGGGACCCCATACAGCTCCCCGTGCATGATCATTTCGTTTTCGCCCGGCATATCAAGGAGCGACTTGATCAGCTCATCCCGCTCTGCCACAGCAATCATCTTGTCCGCCTGTTCGTATGGGGCGTATTTCCCGGTAATGATGGTGTGCTTTTCCTTGGTCGCCTTATCGGTGACCGTCCTGGTTTTGTAGATTGCATCGAAGTTCTCCCGGCAGAACTGCTCATGGGCCTCCGGACTTTCAAAATGGGTGTGGAAGTAATTGCCCACCATGAAAGCCTCTTTGGGAGGGTCCACCCACCGGCCCTGTAGCTTTGCAAGCTGCTTGGCCTCGCACTCACACCAGCCCTGATATTGCGAGCACGACATATAGGCCCAATCGGCCTCCGGCGTGTAGTAATTATCCTTGGTCAGCTCCATCTACCTGTACCCCCAATCTCAACTGCTCGTTCAAGCTGTCCAGAGCCCCCTTTTCCGCCTCGGACGGGAGTGCCGCATCCTCCGGCGAGGCCGCGCCAAAGGCGTCATTGGGCTTTACGAAGCCGTCCTTGATGGCCGCATACAGGTGGCGCAGCTTTACCACGTCATTTTTAGACAGCTTGTCCACCTCTTTGCCCAGTTTTGCCGTGATCTGCTCCGGCGTGATCCCGAACTCGGTAAAGGCTGCCACGATGCTCCCCCGCACCTCGTCCATACTCTTCCCGTCCGTCAGGGACTTTTTCAGCGTCTCCTCGCAGGCGTCCACCGCGGCATCCACATACCAGCCCGGCATAACGGCCAGCAGGCAGGCACGCTTCCGGCGCGCGCCCTTGTTGGCCACCATTTCGTAGATATCCCGCTCATCCGTGAGCTTGTAGGAGCCTCGCTTGGTGGTGCGCTCATGCTTCACCGAGAAGGTCTTCTCGTCGCTGACATTGGTCTCCAGGTCCCACGCATACGCTTTGATCATCGTGGAGCCGTCGTTTGCTTCGATCTCATTGACGCCGCTGTCGATATTCCCCCAGTGGCGAGCCAGAACTTCCACCAGCCGGATCGAGGGGCCCTTGACCACGCTATCCCCCTTGGGGAACTCGTATTGAGCGGATTCTGCCAGCTCACGGCGGCCGCACTCCAAAAGCACATTCTTCAGCGACCAGTCTGGGTCCCGAGGAAACTGCCGCGCCAGATACATTTTGCCTTTGATCTCAGACAAGGCCTTGCTCTCCTGGTATTCTCCCATCCGGGACTGGCCCCGGCTCATCAGTTGCTCGTTCATCCAGTAATTCCTCCTTGCAAATCGCACAAATTTCGCCGTCGTCATACCTGTACAGCTCCCCGCCGCACCGGGCACAAGTCCCAGCGGGCGGACGGAGCTGTACATCGTCCAGGCTGGCGTAGATCCGGCCCGTCACGCAGAGCATCAGATCATCACGACCACATGGCCGGCGGAGATCTCCCGCTCTAACTTGGTCTCGAAGTAGGCCGCCACACGGCGCTTGGCCTCCAGCTCCCACATGCCTCCGTCGGCCTCAAACAGACCCACATTGCCATCCTCGTCCAGCCGCAGGAGGAACTCGCTCTCCGGCTGCTCCACCTCCAGGAAGGTCCGGTAGGGCCGCAGGGGCACTCGTGGCTTGACTTGGACCATCGCCTTGAGGGAGACGCCCTGTCGGGCCTCCACGGTCTGAGAAACGCCGTTGTCCACGGTGGTAACGCCGCTGTCCTTGTTGATGCGGGACAGCAAGTCCAGCAGGTAGTCCACGCCCTCACCGGGAGCAAACCGGCTCCTCAGCTCCACGACGGCCTTCTCGTAGGGCCGGAAGCCCTCCTGAAAGCCGGGCACGTCGCACCGGGCGCTGTATAGGTCGTCCCGGGCCATCATGTCGTCGTAAGAGGTGAATGCGGAGACCTGACGCGCCCCGTTCACCCGGATAAAAACCGGCAGGCTATCGATTAGATCCAGCTCGCTGTGTACCAGCTTGACGATGCTGTCCAAGCCGGACACGGTGATGCAGCTTGGCCGGTCCACATGAGGCGCGATGCGATAGAGTTTGTCCGTCGCGTAGGTGTCTCCGCAAACATCGACGGTCTTGACATCTCTGAGGGATACGAGGTATTCCAGTGCTTCCTTAATCATGGTGATAGCTCCTTTCAAATCGCTTTTTCAAATTTTAGAATCTTTGGCTCCGCCTGCTCCGCGCCATCCATACCAAGCTGGCCGGGAACCTGCGGGATGGATTCCACGAAGGCCATCTCCCCTGTGCCGGGAACTGTCGTGATGTAAAGCCCAGTGGTCACCGGTTCCTTGGGGACCAGCGAAACCTTGGCGTGGGAATCGACCTTGAAAAACGTCCGGTCCGCGCTGGGGGTGATTTCCAGTGTGATGGTGATCTTCCGCTTGGCGTTCGCCTTGGTGTTGGGGTCCAGGCAGTTGTCCACTACATGCCCCATCTCACAGTCCACCCGCTCCTTAAATGCGCCGTTGCACATATCCAGGATGCTGGTCCTATCCAACCCTTTACTCATTCTGCAACCCTCCGATTTCAATATATTTTCGCAGCTTCCCGCTGCTTTTGTCCCTTCCGAGGGAGATGGTGTACCCTGCCTTGATCAGCAGTCTGGCCAGCTCCAATCGTTCCACGTCCGTCAACGCGCCACCGTTTACGTCGTAAAGTCGGTGCTCCATACTTGACAAATCGCCTCCTTTCCCCCATAATGGGGATGAATCGTTTGGTTTGCCGCCTTTCAGAGATTAGGCCCTCTGGAGGCGGCTCTTTTTATGCCCTGCGCAGCCAGTACACGGTCCTCCGGGTCTGCACCCGGATCACCCTCCGGCTCTGCCGGATATCCGCCACAGGGCTGGTAACCAGGCTCGTCCCGCCGAAGTCGATGACCAGCGGATGTCCCTCGTCCAGCTCTACCAGGCGGCCTGTGCGCCCCGTCAGGTAGTTGTGGGGCTTGACCGGGTGGTCCGTTAGGTCGGTGACGCGATCAATCTTGCAGATCATTTGCGTTGCCCCCCGCTTCCAGGCGCTTCCTGCGGCGGTACCGCCGCTGGTACTCGGCCCGCTTATCCTTGTGGGTCTCATAGTACCGCCGATTGTACTCGGCCCGCTCATCCTTGTGGGCCTCATAGTACCGCCGATTGTACTCGGCCCGCTCATCCTTGTGGGCCTCATAGTACCACCGTTTGTACTCGGCCGCCTCATCCTTGTGGGTCTCATAGTACCGCCGTTTGTACTCGGCCCGCTTATCCTTGTGGGTCTCATAGTACCGCCGATTGTACTCGGCCCGCTCATCCTTGTGGGCCTCATAGTACCGCCGCATGTACTCGGCCCGCTTATCCTTGTGGGTCTCATAGTACCGCCGCTGGTGCTCGGCCCGCTTCCTGGCCCGTGCGTCCATGCCCTCCAATACGGCTTCCCGGTCAATCTGCCGCCCGAGGGCAATGTCCTCGTTCGTCATCCGGAACGTGGCTTCAATCTCCGCATCGGCACGAGCCATTTCAGCCAGTTCAGCGGCGGTAAATCCCATCCGCGTTCGCCCCCTCTCTAAATTCTTGTTCCCACGCCGCGTCCACCGCCCGAAACAGCTCGTCCGACAGCGGGGTGGGGTTGCGGTATTCGATCAGATCTTCGATGCTTCCCATCTCCACGGGTCTCTGGTAGGCCACTGCGGCCTCAATAGGCTTGTCCGTCTCATTGGATGAGGTGTGGGCTTCACGGGTTCGGCCTCCTGTGCTCGCAAAGCATAGCATGGTGGCCAGTAGCACTGCGCTTGCAGCAACGCCGACAATGCGGTCTGTGACGGGGTAGCTGCTGGCCGGGGGCTTGTCCTGGATGCGGGTCATGACTACACCACCTTCATTCCGGGCACGTACTTGAACCGTGCGATATTATCCAGTGGCTTTGGCTGCGGACGTGGCACTTCCGTAGCGGCTATATACTTTTGGATATCCTCCATGCGGTAGCGGAGCCGGTTACCTACCCTGTACCTCTTTAGGTTGCCTCGTTCTCCCTCTCGATAGATTGTGCGAACGCTTACCTTCAGGATTTTTGCGGCATCCCGGGGCGTTAACAACTGTTCCATTCTGACCTCCTTTCTGCAAAAGTCCGGTCTATCGGACAGGTTATGCTTATAATCAAGATTGTCACACGTAAAGCCGTGCGCTTCATGATTCATCGGGAAGGACAATATCAGCATCCTTGCTAATCGGATCGCGGAACTCTCGTTGCAGGTCTTTGTCCGTTACAGGGACCCCGACGAGTTGTACAATATCCCGGTCTCTTGGCTCCAGGAATCTGCACTCCTTACTGATTCTTTTGTGGAGTTGCAGAAACGCCATCCTCTTGCTCGTAGCTTTCTGATAGAGCTTAAAATTTGGGAGCCTCTCGAGAGACACTAGGTAGAGGCATTCTCCGATCTGACTGTCCAGTTCGGCCTCGATGAGCCAGTCTGTGGACACATCGAGCGCTGCCGACAGCTTTAGAACGTCGTCCAGATAGAAGCGGGCCTGCACGGCCTCCAGCCTTGCGACGCGATCCGCCTTGATGCCTGACGCATCTGCGAGCTGTTCCTGCGTCCAGCCTTTCATTCGTCTGGCCTCAACCGTTCGAGACGCAATGTCGCAGTAAAGGTCGTATCCGATCCGCTCACGGTATTGGGATTCATAAAATCTCATGCTGAACATCTACCTTTCTCATACACTGCTCTGGGCATCTGTTTTGCTATCCTCAAACAAAGCGCCAACTGAAACTCCGAGCAATCTTGCCAATGCAGGCAGCTTATCAGCCCTAGGGGAAGCCTCGCCACTTTCCCATTTTGCGACGGCTTGCTGACTCACATTCAGCGCATCAGAGATTGCCGCCTGAGAGAGTCCACGCTTTTCCCGGTACGTTTTAATTGCATTCACTTCGCCACCCCCCAACTACAATAGGTTGTAATGTAATAATACAACTACTTTTTGTTGTTGTCAAGCGCAAAATTAATTCCCTCCCTTGCTTTCACAACTTACAGTTGTATAATGTTAGCAAGGAGGGATTTTACATGCCTACTTTCACCGAAAGATTGAAGGAAGCTCGAGCTGCATCTGGACTTTCCCAAAAAGAGCTGGCGTCAAAAATACATCTGACGCAACAAGCGTATGCAAAATATGAAACAGGGGCAGCCTCTCCTAATCCAGATGTCTTATCAGAAATAGCTGCGGCACTCAATGTTACAACCAGTTTTCTCCTTCCGTGCGACTCGTCTTTTGAATCTACTATTGTGCATTCGGACTACCCGGCAAGTTTGCTCGCAGCGCAATATGATATCCCCACCGAGGTTTTTGCCATTATTGCTGATGCGACAAGTGACGCCGCAGAGAATTGGATAGAACGAAGATCCACCCCATCAGCAGAGCAGTATGAACGAATTGCCAATTTTTTTAACCTGGATTCAAAAAGATTGCAGATGGGATTTATTCCTTTGTTCCCATCCAAGGAAATGAGAAAGAAAGTGTATGGGTTGACGGATTCCAGGTTTCCTGGATACCGCACAAGGGGCGCATGTATTCCCCGTATTTTTGATGAGAGTGGTTCACTCGAAGGTGCTATGCGTGAACTCGAAAAAGCATTATCTCAAAAGGGAGGAGAGCCCTCCACCGTATCCGATGAAGAGCTCTCGAAACGAATGGACTCTGAAATTAAGAAATTTGCCCAGCAGTTGTCTCCTGAATGGAGGAAGAAAATGCTCCGGGAATTGATTGAGCTTTGAGAAGCCACCAAAGTACCCTGAGCTTTTTTTCCTTCGTGAGCCCCGAAAGGGCTAGATCCAGTTCCTCGTCAAATTTATCTACCGCAAGATATGTATCGCTTTCCATTGCATCTTCCTTTCTCCGCAAGCCCGAGCGAAATTCCTTGGCATTATAGTAGTACAAATGTTCTATATATTCAAGACGGAAATATCAACAAATAGATCGTACAACTTTCTACGGAGACCGGATTATGGGACACCCGCTTTGATATTATGTGGAAACATCAACATAATAGGAGATCGCAAGCTATGATTAACCAAAAGCAAGCCGAAGAAATGCTCACAAGCCAGCCGCCCAGGGTTCAGGATGCCGTAATTGACAATCTCCAGGAGGAAGACCTTCGGACTCTGTTAAAGGCCGCTGTGCGGCTACTCTGGGGAGAGGAAGTGCATAAATGCTAAGCCAAATAAAAAAGTAGCCGCTCTCGGTGCTCCTAATACCGAAAGCGGCTACTTGGGAAGTGATGCGATTGGACACCCCATCACTTCCTCCAGTTTACCATGCCAAAAGGAGGAAATCAAGATGCCAGGCAGACCAGAATTTTATTATGATGAAAAAACGAAATACTACCGCAAGCGGGTAAAGCTGCCAGATGGAAGATACAAAGACGTTAGAGGCAAGACAAAAGAGGCAGTGAGAGCTAAACTCTATGAGCTCGAAACTGCGGTCCGTCATGGGATTGTCTTGGGAGACAATACCACCGTTGCCGAATTAGCTGTAGAGTGGTACAATAATCGGAAGGACGGGCTCTCCATCTCCAGGCAGGAGGACTACCGCAGTGCTATAAATATCAGGATATGCCCCGTCATAGGGGCCATGAAGATAAAGGACGTTAAGCCGGAACATTGCCAACGTGTTATGGCGATGTCATCAAAATTCTCCTTTTCTACCCAGCAAAAAACAGTTAGTACAATGAAGCAGATTTTTGACTGCGCTGTGGATAACGGTTTGATATTTCGTTCCCCCGCTGAAAAGGTCAAAGCGGGTGGAGAGAAGCCGAAGGAGAAGAAGGCTCTCACTGTAGAGCAGTGCGCCCAGCTTGAAGCGGCCACCAAAGGGACACGAGCCTATATCTTCATTATGCTAGGGCTGTATGCGGGCCTCCGTCGCGAGGAAATCTGCGGGCTTCAATGGCGGGATATTGACTTAACCGCTGACCCGCCCAGGTTGACCGTGGAAAGCGCCGTCCGGTTTTCGGGCGGAAAGGCCGTGCATCCTGCGCCCCTCAAGTCCAAAGCCGCGCATAGAACTATTCCGCTCCCGCCCAATCTGGCCAACGCGCTTCGTGCCGAGAAGAAGCGTAGCAACAGCTTTTTTGTGATCCACTCACCCGACGGGCAGCACATCACCTTCCAGGGTATGCGGAATATTATTGGGATTATTGACCGGCGGGCGCCAATGAGCGAGGCAAAAAAGAAGAAACGGGAACAACGCGAAAAAGATCTCGGGCGGTCGATTGCTCCTCGCAAAACTCAGAAGAATATCGTTAAGATAGACTTCCGGCCTACGCCGCACCAACTCCGTCACACATATATCACTCGCCTGATTGAGAGCGGCATGGACATTAAAAAGGTACAGTACTTGGCGGGGCATGATGATATAAGAATGACTCTGAACATCTACTCTCATGTTGTAGGAAACACCCCTGAAGAACTCATAGGGGCTGTAGCTGCCGCATTTTCGGGGCAAAGTTCGGGGCAAAACAAGAATCAAATAACCGAAAATATCTTAAATATCAATGGATAGCGGGGTATTTTTAGCTATGCTTGACGTGCGGGAGGTCACAGGTTCAAGTCCTGTATCGTCCACCA